GTAAATATCACCAATGCCAATGCCGTAAGAAAGATGAGTGTCTTTTTCATATTTCCTCCTTTTCATGTTTTTCTGACTTCATTTTCCACCGGATCTTACCAACGACTCAGCTTATGGAATCGTATACAGCCAAATAGCCCAGGCTGTTGCCGGCATCGTCAAAGACTTCTATCTTCTTCACCACGTTTCCGGGAGTATTACCCGCTTCACTGTTTGAAACTCCCAGACTCCCTACCTCAAGGCGGTCGGGGGTGTTGAGGATATCTGTATCACGACGCTTCAATTCGCAATCTGGTGCGGCAGCGCCCGAGCCCAATTCGATCTGGCCATCCGCCCTGAGCCTGTACCGCGGATATAGGTCTCCAGTAACACGCATTTCCGAGAGGTATGCATCGGCTGCGGATGCATCTTCCCATATAATTTTTCCATCTGCAGAGATCTTGAAGTTTCCAGTCAGGGCTAACCTTTTGTTTGTGTTATCCCACGTGAGATCGTCTGATCCAGCAAAGGAGCCATTGTCATTGAACTGGATGCTCTTATCGTTTCCGGCAGGTTGTGTGACATCTTTTGCTACCCAGGATGCGCCGTCATAAACATACCATCCGTCTTCATCTTGCACATAGACTTGCCAACCTTCCCCTGGCGAATAGTAGTGCCAAGCATTTGAAAAATAATGCGCGATCTCATCCTCGTGGCCTGCCCAGTCATCAGTGGCAGTAGCAGTCACGAGATAGGCGTCACCATCAGATGGATTGGCTGGAGGAGTAGTGGCTCTATCTATGACAGACGCCATCACAAGGCAGTCGAGCATCCAAAGTGCCTGATTATGTGTTACTTCCTTCTGTGCCTGATACTGCACTATTTCCGGTAAATCTAGTCTTGTTGTACTCATACAATCGCCTCCGCTACGTAACCTCTCCCTATAAGGTGAGAAATCTGATATATTCTAACCTTGATGCTGCCCTCTTCCTGGACAGACCCAAAATCAGCAATCTGCCAATCTTCCCAGTATCCCACCCAGGTCTGATCCTTGACTTCCAGGAGCCGCACGACTTCATTCGAAGCGTTCAAGATTTCAACCTCGTATTTCTCGAACGCTTCAGACAAAGGCACATCCATGTAATCCCTCCACTCTCCACCTACCCTAGTTCTGCGGGTCCAATTAATGTAGACATCATTGCCCTCCCAATCTCCCCATATATGGACGGGACTGAGAGGATACAGGTTCTTGCCGGTATAGGTGAAAATTTCTTCCTCGGCATCAGCGACTGCTCCTCCAATACTGACTCCCTTGTAGTAGTAGGCAATGCCAATCTGAGATGTTTCCGCCACGATCCTAGATATTAGACTTGAGTTTAACAACACAAACCTCTCACCTGTGTTGTGGTTGCTAGTAGCCCACTCAGTCCCTTTCCTCCCCCGAAGAAGTCGTGTAAGCCTATATCTGTTGCTATCTACCAGCTCAGCGTTCTGGAACTGTACCAGCTCGTCACCCACTATGGCCAGGTTGGCCCAGTTCAAGATGGCCAACTCATTAACGCTCTGTAGCTCCCCACGCAGCAAGGTCACGTCTATGTAATTGGCCTCGTCCCATGTAGTAGTGATGCCATCGGCTAGTGCATTGTTGGTATAACCTACAGTGCCAAGAGGTAAGAGACTCACGAACGAATACGTGTTGCCACCGTCAAAAGAGCGATAGAGGGACGCACCTCGCCATGTTGAATCGCTTGATCCTGCGGCAGCATAGAACATGGGTATGTCATCATTGTCGCTGATGCAATGAGTCTCTATGAGAAAGAGATCAGTCTCAGGCGGGACAGGCGGTTCAACCTGCGGTAATGTATAGTCACCTGTCCCACCACTCACAACACTGTTCCAAGCAGAGGCTGAGTGAGCTACTGCCTCAAACTGCATCATGACGGATTCCGTAACGTCACTGCTAGTTATCTTCACAGTAAAGAGGTCGTCGCCATACTGCAACTGCACAACATCTCCAGGTTCAAGCTCAAGGTATTCAAGCGTCGTCCGAAATCTGAACTTGAGCCTGTTCATCCACTGCACATACAAAGCCATTTCAGAAAGCTGACGAGCAGCGCTTGCAGTCATCGCTGCCGAGACTTCGATCTTTGTAGTTCTTTTAGAAGTCGTGGCCATTCTTATTGTCGATTGTACTGACTCCTGAAAGTCCCGATTAGCGTCAAGGTATGCCACCTGGACAACTGCAGGCAGGCTAGATTCGTCTTCTCGCGAGATCGACAGCAAATCAAAGTCAGTTTCACTCTTGGGCACAAGGTCGTCTTCTGGGATGGTGACAACTGAATCGCTGTCAGTTGGACGAAACTTGAGTTTATCTGATTCAACCATATCAAGCATATAAGCTGCACAGACCTTTTCGACAGCATCTCTAGCGCTTTGTTGCTGGTAGAGCACAAATCCAGTAGCCTGAGCATCTACCAGCGACGTGTCTACCTCATCACCAATGTCTGCATCTTGGGCCAACTCGTCCAGGATGGAGGACACAGAGACTGTGTGCGGGATGATGTTGTCTCCGGATGTGTGCCCATCAGACACCACCTCAAAAGACAAATTGGGGATTCTGTTTCCGTAGTCCTCTAGAAGTAGATTCTCGAATACGACATATGCTAACCCGCGGTATGCAGGGCTGGAACCCGCACCACAATATGCCTGCAGAAGCGGATCGGGCGTCTGTGTCTCCGTGCCCGTGTATACGGTCATCAACTCTTCCAGGTTTTCGCTTGCCGCCACTTCGCTGTCAGATGCCCAAGTAGCTCTGTTGTAAATCAACTTGCCATCAGCCCAGATCCTACGGACCCCGTAAATCGGCCCCTGACATAATGCAACTGCAAAACTACATGTATACCAATAATAAGTGGTTGTCTCAGTATATGAGGACTCATTTTTCCCGCTCCCTACCGAAACCTCACGGGTTTCAGTTCTCACGTGTTCCTGTATATCATCCGCCCAGATGATGTTGCCAGCTACCCTTGCGGTGCCCCATACTTTAGGTATGGGGCGATTATAACTGCTGTCCTGTACAAAGACAGCCTGCGTAAGCCTGCCAACCGTGACCTGACGAGCGGGCAGTTCGGTTTTCTGCATGGACGAACTAAAGAATGAGCCTACACCCCAGCCAATAAAAGCACCGGTCGGCCCCCCAAGTACCGCACCAACTACTGCCCCTGCTGCTGGTATTATAATATCAGTCATCTAGCTGCCTCATTCTGAATACCTTATATATTCTGTTCGCCCATTTGGGGCTTAAGTCGTGTTTTACTACCTTACGCGCAGAATAATATGTATGGACTATGCCATCGCCAACGTAAAAGGCTGCATGCACCGGCCTTTTCTGCAATTTGAACACTATAATATCGCCTGGTTTCATTTGTTCCGGCGACACCTCGTCAGCATGCTCTCTCAGCTTTTTGATCAACATCACCGGGTCACCTATTACCGGATAAGCCCTGTAGTCATCGACCTTTATGCCGAGAGCAGTAGCGACCCCAATAATCAGTCCGATACAATCGCACCCAACGCCCTTCCGGCGAGCCTGATGATGGAACGGAGTGCCTATCCAGTCATGTATCTCTCTTAACAAACGTGATCGCCCCATGCTATGCGTACCTAAGAGCCCTGTCTCTCCCGGGAAGATAAGGCTCACCCCGGAAGTTAATTGCATTAGAAAATTTATCTCTGCACGTTGCCAACCTCTTGTCACAACCAGCGTAGGCCGTATACGACATGCCTTGCTGCAACGTTGTTCTGGGTGGCAGAAACAATGTGATCTTGTGTTCTGATTGGCTCCAGGTGTTGATCTCGCATTCCTCTCCCCCCTGGAGCACCAGCTTACCTTGATTGAACCAACCGTCCGGCTGGTTATTACTCGTGTCATAGAATGCGGTTTGGCTCTCCACGCTTGTTATAGTACCGCTGACCGCATAGCTGGCCAGGTCCACCTTGCATCTTTCGTCTCCGAGCTTAGCTCGGCAGGTTGGAGATGCGACCTCAACCACCGTGGTGTTGGCCAGGGCATCCACGAGCCCTTTCAATTCGACGGTGAACCTGGCTCCATCTACCGATATACCGGCTATTTGTCCCTTTTGGAGCACGACCTTGCCGTTATTAGGCGCAGTCGGGTCCACGAGAAAGACTTCGACCTCAGCATGGTCGTATGTTCCATTGACCAAGTCTTCTAACATCTTCTCATCATACCGGGCTGCACCCTGCATGTCGGCCACGCTTGGCTGGGCGCCTAGCGAGGCCGAGACGGCCGTCGGCGTAAGCCCCGAGGTTGATTCGTAAGTAAGATCGTCGATTACCAGGTCGGTATTGTGGCTTGTGTATCCAAGCTCCTGTCCGCTCCGGAGCTTCACCTTCCAGCACGTACACAGCGTGATCACCTGCTGGTCTATAATATCCTGGATATGCTGAGGTATGCTCCTCATACGCGTATCTCCACCAGCGGTATGGACGGGATAGAGCCAAGATTCACCAGGTCCAGCCTTGCCATGAGCTCGTCGGTGTCAAAGCGCACAGGCACGTCGAACTCAAACGTGGCCGTAATTACTACGCCTTGGGAAGGTGGCGTGTCGAAAGTGATCATACCTGTGGTGTAATCGCACGACCAGCCGGTCGTCTGTTCCTCTCCGTCAAAGAAAATCCTCACAGTGCCACTTACGGGCTTTTTAATGGGCCGGGTTTCCGTGTGATCTCCGTTCGTGTAATTCTTGACGAGCTGAAAATTTGCCTGGTTGCCGTCACCCGTTCCAATATACTCATTGTTGCCTTCATAGTCAGACCAGTCCTTGAACCTGAAGCCGATGGCGCGGCCTTTCACGGCCCTGAAGAACGCAAGAACCTGCTGGTACTCTTCCTTGGTCCGAATGCCACAGCTCACGTCATAACGACTGAGGCCCTCGCCCCACCGGACCGCCCTCTGTTCATGGCCGCTCTTCATTCGCACGACATCTGTCCTGTATTGAGGACCGCCCAGGGCGCCGGAGGAGATATCTTCCGGGAACCTTACTTCGGAGAAGCTCATGTCCATATACCTCCCGATTTGAACGTATTGAGGGTAAAACTCAACTATGTCTCCATCGTCTGCCTTCCATATACTGATGCCCCCATAGCCATGAGACACCGCTTGATCCACGGCCCTGTTGATAGTGACTGGTATACCCATCCAGGCCTCGCGGTGCCCCGCCTGCCACCAGCCTTCAGACTCTCTTACCTTGATGGTTGCCCCTAGCAACATGCCCAAGGCCAGGGCACGGCCATACTCGCAGTACTCCGAGCCGAGCTGGCCGATGTTGTACCAGACATCGCATGAGCTATTACAGCCCACGTAGATTCTCCGCCAGAATCGGCGGTGAACCACGCGGTGCGTGTACTCATACGTGGCGTCCCAGAACCATTGAGGGGCATGTGCCCTGGGTACACTCCAGTCACCGCTTTCGGTATACGTCATGATCTTTGCGATGTCCAAATATCTCGCCAGTGCGCCCAGGTCACACCAACCAAGCCACCACTCCGCATCGTAGTCCGTTCCCGTAATAGCGGGCAAAGCTGCACCTACGAGCTTTCCCTGGGCATGTAGCGCGCGGCTAAGTTGTTTGTAAAAATTCGTGGCTGCATCTTTTACGCTGCTGTCTTGTTGTTCTAGGGTGGCCATGATGCCGTCCCATCCGTCATTTATGCAGATGTCAACCACCTGCTGGACATACTCGTCCGGATGCGTGACTACATACTCGAATATGTCCGAATCTATGTCATCTATCTCAGGGTTGTAGTTATTAATGATAAGCATACAACAGACGCCCCGGCTCTGCAGGAACGACTTGTCATCCGCGTACTCCACAGGTCCCTCCGGATCCTCGGTAGCTGTTGCGCCGCTGGTCTGGCCAGTTATTTGCTTGCCTCCCGCCCAAGAGCCTGTGAGGTTGGTAAGCCTAAGCAGGTCATTGTAGGGGTTGTTGGTGGCCCAGACCACCTGGGCGGTGGCGCCGGTATCTGCCTCCTGGACAGTTTCGCCTTCCTGGTACTGACCTGTGCGATTGTTGATCCCAAGGTATATGCCGCCATCGTTTATATCACCGGGTTCTATGACGCCGTTCTTCCGCCAGAACCAGGCATCAAAGGCTACATAAGCCAGTTTGCCATAGTTGGAGCGGATCTCGCCATTGCCATGTGGGTCAGGCTCAAGAGAGACGTTCCATTTGACGCCCCGATGCAGCACTGCAGGGAATAGAGTGCCTGCGTAGGCCTTAATATTATTCATGGCCTGTTCAGGGCCCAGGTCACCATAGACCATGAGCCGCGGAATAGTATATTCTGTGTGCCTGCGGTCGGGGTTTACGAGCTCTCCTGCCCGCTGTGGCCTGGATGGATATATGGTAAATGCGCCGATGTAATTATTGTTTTCTAGGACCTGGCGCAAGGCTGGGTGCACATCTTCAGGCGCGTTCCAAACAGGATTTCCCCAGTTTTCATACGCACCAAAGGGCCACGCTAATGTCTCCGGAACAGAGACGGGCTCAGATGGTGCGCTGTAGTCATAGAAGGCCAACAACGGCTTCCCCACACCGCGGGGCTCAGGATAATCATAATACCAGTTACCGCTCGAATAACAGTCTTCACCCCACCATTGCCAGCACCCAGGAGCGTCCACGCGGCTGGGCCAGAAATCAGAGCCAAAGTAGAACTGATTGGTGTAGATAGTATACGTGTATTGTGGAATCTCCCAAATGCAGTGCGGATCAGCATAATCTGTGGTATAGCGTTTTGTGTACCCGCCTTCTACATACCGCTTGGTATTGTAGTCATAAATCATTCCTACCCAACAGCCATTGATGCTTCTTATGGTCAGCAACGGGGGCATATCGCAGGATATGGTGATAACTGATGATTCACCATCCGCTGGATGGCGCGTTCTGGTCTGGAATCGTATCCAGTAGGTCTGACCTTGTTCAAATGCATATGGAGTGTCAAGCTCCCACTCGTGCCAGTGCCACGGCCACCAATTGGGACAGTAGCGGGAAATCAGCGTCCAGGGGCCATCGATGCTCGTGCTGACGGAGACGTCCACCACCAGCGGGTAATTGTCACCATATATGTTCCAATACCTCACCTTCATGGTGTGGGCCGTGAACGAGGCATCGGGGACATACCTTATTTTGGTGTCCACCAGGCTGCCGTCTGGATATGTTCCAGCGAGTGCAAACTGCTCCATCCAGGGGTCTTCTTTGTACGTGTAGCCCGTGTCGTGTTCGGACCAGGTCGCGCCACAAAAATTCCGAATAGCGGAATGATAATGCTGGATATCTTGGCTAAAAACCTGGGTGAGCTCGTCATCGGATGCAAAAGTACCGGTGCCATCTGCCAGGATAACGCACGGAAGTACATAGTTATCCACATTGGGCACGATGTCGCGGGTATCGCCGCCGGTCTGGCCATATATGAGCGAGGTGCAGTTGGTGTTTACTGCGTGATCCTGGTTTACCGTGGGAATCGCATAAATACAAAACAGACCGTTACCCGTGTTAAGGGTCTCGAATTTGATCTCGTAGGTGTTGCCGGCCGTCATCTCGTATGGCTGGTCAAATTCTATGGTAAGCCATTCGCGCTCGGGCCACTGCCACCTGGTGTCGTAGTCCTGTGGAGAGATGGTAGTCTGGCATACCTGCGTACCATTTATGCTGATTCTTATCTGGCAGTCATAGCCGAGGTATTTTGACTCGATGCGCATCATGCCTGACCTGTAGAGATTCAGGGTGACCGGGAAGCTGTGAAGCGCTGCCCATAGCCTTATGAGCTTCACCGTGTAGGATCCGCTGGCCTTGATCTTGAGCGTGGTGGTAATAGTTGATGAAAATTGGTTGGCCGGCTCACAACCAAAAAGCGGGAGCCTCCAGGCCCAGGTATCAACAAAGGAATTATCCCACCATTTTCTTGTCTCACCTGATTCCATGTAGGGGAAGATGCCATTATCTGTCCACCAGGGCCGCTCCAATATTGGCGCAGATTCCAAGTTGCTTGCATCTTCGCCGGTTATGGCCATGCTGTGCAAGTTATACGTGTGGTTGACCGGCTCACAATATCCGCTGTCTACGAGCTGTCGTATGGTCGTCCAGCTTGCAAAATCACCCTCCGGCAGTCTCTTTCGCTGACGCCTGGCTATGATGGCGAACCCGCAGGGCAGGTGATTACCAATCATCCACTCAATGGCCTGGACAGAGGTTTCCAGGCCATCATCGAATATTACACATGCGATAGGCGTATCCGGCGTGTAGCTGCCTAAATGCCACTGCACGAATTGTGAGGGCTTGACAAACGTGTAGCCCTGTCCCATCAGGTACTTGACATGATGTTGGAACGCCTCCAGGTCAATCCTGAAGGAGTGCTGCTCGTAGTCGGTCCGTGCTATGCCGTGGTAGCACAGAGTTATGTTGTACTTACCAGCCATACGTGCCGAGGATGTCCCCCTAATAAAAAGAAAAATTATACAGCATATGATGATGCCATACTTGTTATTCATCTGCCGTCACGATTATGCTAAACTCCGACCCTACATAGTCGGATGGAAATGTAAGCGTTATCGAGGTGTAGACCTCGCCTATTCCTTCGATATACTGGTAATTGTACTGTACTGCCACTTCGGTCACTTTATTGTTCACAGTTACCAACACTGCAGGCTTGGTAACAAAGTAGCCTGGGAAAGTAAAGGTCATAGACTGATCTGTAATTGCCAAGACATCGCTGTACGTAATCCTCATGATGTCGACCTCGCTATGGCGGCTGCCATTTGCCCGGCAATTCGAGCCCGTGACAGCTCAAAGGATCTTGCATCCTGGGTCTGGATGTACATATTGATAGTTATGTTTTGATTTTTTGAGGCCTTTACTGGCCTTATCTCCTCCGGGCCTCGTTCACCAAACAGATAACGTCTTCCAGATGCTCCAATGCCGAAGATTGGCTCGGTTATAATTCCCCCTTCTGCAAACCCGAAAATACCCGTTACCCAGCTGAGGGCCGAGCCGACCAGTCCCCCAAGCTTCCCGCTCTCTCCAAAGTCACCAAACAATGCGGACGACAACTTCGAAGCCAAGGCTTCAGCCACCATACGGTCGATAGTAGCTTTAAAGCTATCGACTAGGTTGTCGAACTTACCCTGCATGACATCAAAAAAGAAGTCTGAGAAAGCATCCTGCATATTTCTGGCAGCCTGGATGGCAAACTGATTCATCTCATTCGTAGACTCTTTTATTGACCTGACATCTTTAGCATATGCCTCTGCAAACTTATCGATTTGTTCATCCAATATGGCTTCTCTTTTGCGGGTGTAAAGTTCTTCCAGCTCCGCTGTATCCTTGTTGGCTTTTCGGTATACTTCTTTGGCATGTTCATACCACCGGTCGAGCTGCCAGATTTGGAATTCCGTAGCATCTAGAGTCAGGCGTTTAATGTTCTCCATCACCTGGGCGTGCAGGGTCTCATATGCGGCGAGAGCCCTTGAGTATTCGTCATGAGACGGAACTCCGCCTCCTTTCTCGAGGCCATACATAGTGGCTTTTGCTCGATCCTTTAAATCACTTTTAGCTTTTTTCTTTGCCTGTTCCCTAACCTCTTCGGTAATTTCGAAAATCATGGGGCCTGTCGCCCCGTACCTCTTTTCAGCTTTATCTACCAGGGCCTTTAATTCTTTGAAGTTGGAAGTTGCGAACTCCTTAAAGTCGATAACGCCTTTTTTCCATAAATCGATGGCCTTCATCTGGTATTTTATGACATTCTCGAGATGCGCCAGCCCGCCCAGTAGTACAGCGCCCTTTCTGCCTGCAAGTGCAAGGCCTATAAGGCCATAGTCCAATATAGCTGGGTCATAGCTGATAATGTTCCATATTTGCTTCAGAGCATCTTTTGTTTCTTCGACATACTCCGGGACCTTTTGGCGGATAAGTTCACGGTTATTCTCAAGCCAATGGGCAAGCTCATCGTTGATAGCCTTGAGCTCTTTCTTCAACTCCTCGAAGACTCCTGCCTCCATCACTTCGCGCTCTATTTCGGTAATGTAGCTCTGGAATGCCGCGATAAGACCCTGCCAGTTGTTCATGGCAGAGCGGGCGGCGCCACCAAAGTCACGCTCAAGGCCCTGTGCAATGGCCTGGATGACCCTGTCGATGGAGATGCCGGCCTGTTGGATCTCCTGGACCGACATGCCAAAGGCATCACGCAGGTATTTACGGGCATCGATCCCAACCTCGGCAAGCTGGTTAAGCTCTTCGGCTGACAGCTTCCCCAGGGTCTTCATCTGGCCCAGTGCCCGGGCCACCCTGGGCATGGCATCTTCACCAAAAATCACAGCTACGTTGATTAAGGTTTCTAGCGACTTCCGAGTAGGGTCGAGACCCATCGCTTTCATCATCACGAAAGTGTCAATAACCTTCTCAGTATTGACCGGCATCTCAAGGGCCCACTTGTTCAAGGCCTCAAGCGTCTCTTTCCCTCTGCCTCCGGTTAAGGCATCCAGTTTGAGCTGCATCTGCTCGAAGGATACTGCAGTGTCCAGGAAGCTTTTTGCCAGCCGCGTAATGCCGTAGCCGCCTGCCAGGGTAAGAAATGCCCCGTGGAGGCCGGTAAGCCTGCGTTTGAGCTTTTCCGCCTCTGAAGACATGGCATGGAAAGCCCTGGATGATTCTCGACTGACATCCCTAAAAACCTTCCCCGCCATGTCTACGGCTTCGATTATGATTTCGACCTTGTTTTTCCCAGGCATCTCTGTTGCTCCTCGTTCACCGCAGCCTCGATTATCAGCATCTGCTCCATGATCCGGTTCGGCTGCTCTTGCCAGCCTCCCGAGCAGGGTAGGTGCCCCGCCTTGTAGAAGGCATAGGCCTCTAGAGCAGTGAGGCTCTCTGGCTCCAGCATGCTGACGGGACATCGGTAGATCGGCTCTCCGTCAAGCTCATATATGGGGTGTGGGGCATCTTCATTGCAGAACCTGTGCTTGTCCAGCCCATTTTGCCTGCACTGCATGCAGGAATAGAGCTTTCCCGTGGCGGCCAGCATGGCCGCCAATCTCAGTTTTTTGCTTCGCGCTCCGATACGAAGGTTAGCCTTACGATTTCTCGAAATAGGCCATAAACCTCCGATGAGGGCAGGGGGCGAAGATCAATATCTCCGCACACGGTTTGGATCACTCTTTCCACTACCACGTCATTGTCCTGATCTGGATCCAGCGCCCCTATTTTGATGCCTTCCCGCTTTAGGTCCGCCTTTTCGCCCCAGGTCATCCCCCTGACCTTTATTTCCTTTCCACCCACTTTGACGGTTTTTTGCATTCTGTCCTCCAACTTTTAGCTTATGTGATTTGTATTTGCCATTCGTCATCGCCTGAATCAACCGTGCATAGGCCTGTGAGCTCAAAGATGGAAAGTCCCGCCCTGTCGCCAAGGCGCGCCTCCTGGTACTGAATCTTGGGCGCGCTGATAGCTACGGTATTGCCGGCATCAGAGCCCAGAGTGGCGGAAAGGGCCATAAGAGCCCCGCTCTTCCATTTGCCCAGGAAGTCATAGGTGGCCACCAGCACGTTCTCGGGGTCAAAGGTTATCGTGGGTTTACGCGAGCTGATCATTGCGCTGCGGTGGCCTGACGGCTTATTGATGTCCGGCCGGAGTGTCACCCCGCATCCGGCATCCAGGCTCAGGCTGTCGATCAGAGCGGCGTAAGCGTCGATGCTGAAGTTCGCGCTCAGCAGCACGGGAGGCAGAGTAGTGTTGTAGGAGACACCGCTCAGCATCGCGCCATCCTCCTCTGACCAGTCCGCGCCGGTAAGGGTAAAATGGATAACCCCTGGTTTACCGCTAGCCAGATCCAGCTTGAATGTGCCACGCGCGCCCCATGTCTTGTAGATCTTGCCGTCAATGTAAACGCTAATAGTGACGCTCGGCACATTATCGCTTGCAGGTTTGTACGTAGCGGATGTGTTTGCTACCAGGGTCTCTGAAACCCCGCAGGCCTTGAGCGCATCGGCAAAGGGCAGGGGATCGCCTGGCGTGCCGGTACCTGCCAGGTCCACGTCGAAAGTCACGGTGGCCTGGCGCTTGCCCGGCAGGGATGCCCAGGGGGAGAGGTTGCTCCGTAGCGGATCCCGCTCGTTCACCTCGATGGCAGGCTGAAAATCCACATTGGAGGCCAGAAAGGCGTCGGCTGCCTCCAGGGTCTCAGCAGTGCCCTCTGTAGCCTCTATCTCCACTGCCACCTGTGTTTTTCTGGTCAGCATGGCTTATTCCTCCTTTTCAACATCTTTTTGCTGAAGGTTTTTAGGCTTTTGGCCTCCTGCCTTCGGCCCTGTGGCCTTAGACCCTTGCAGCTTTTCATACTCCTCGCGGGAGATCTCTTTGCCGTCAGATGTGAAGTACCGGGTGACGGCTTGATCCACACTGTCTTCATGATACTTCGTCTTCATTTCAGCCTCCTAAAACGGATACAGGTGTTGCTGGGCCGTCTCATACTCCGCCCCATAGATGCAGGTAGTCGCCGAAAACCATATTGCTCCCTGTCGAACAAGCCGAAATGGGAAGGTCTCAGGGCCAAGGCCGATGGTCTCTCCATATAGGGCATCTCGGATCGCCTCCAGCATGGCGTATACCCCCGGATTCCTGGTTCCACCCCGGCGCGCCTCTGCCTCTGATCGCAGGCTGCGGTCGCAGGCAAGCACGTGGAAGGTCATGCGTTCCACCTTGCGCCGGCCGTGCTCCTCGTAGTCAGAGCCCCCGTAAACTATATAGATAGCAGGAAACAGGGTTATGGCCTTGACCTCCTCCTCGGTTTCCAGCTCACCGCCATAGGTCTTAATGGTACGGACGCCCAGGGACTGCTTAAGCGGCTCCAGGGCGGATATTATCGCATCCTCGACCTGTTCTATGGTGGCCGCCATCAGAAGCCCTCCATGTTATCGCGCGTGAAGATTCGTTCGTTCTGGTCTATATCCACGCTATTGCCCGTAGTTTCTGGGGCCGGTGCGGCCGCTCCCAGGCTGATCTGCCCCGCAGAGACCCTCTCCAGAAAGCGTACGGCGTTCTTGTACCTTTCCAGCCTGTTCTCAGGCACGCTGTCGGCCCTGCGCGAATAGAGGTTGTAAATAGAGATGTCCACGCTGATCTTTCGGATCACGGCAGGCACCGGCTCAAGCGGAAGCGAATAATGTCCCTGGCAGTACGCGTCAATGGTGGCATCGGCATCGGATATTGCCCTTGCAACCATTTCTGTGTCCACCGAGCCAATACCTGTGTCGTCGGTCAGCTGGATGAGGGTGGCCTCATCCAGTTGCTGAAGTATGTCGTCCTGCGTGCAATAGGGCATGAACTCTTACTCCTTAGGCTCGGTTTTCTTCGCCTCCTGGGCGGATATCTTTTCCACCTTCAGCATGGGCTCGGCCTGTAGTATCTCCAGCTCTTTTTTGCTGAAATGGTCATCAGGGTAAATCTTAGGCTCCCGGCTATGGGCTATGCCACATCGGCGGAAACCCTCCTTCATGCTGGTTATACGGATGGGCATGGTTATCTCCTTTCTGGTCTATTGGGTTGTTGGGTCTATTGGGTCTATTGAGTCTGTTGAGTCATTGGGTCGTTGGGGCCCCGACTCACAGACTCACAGACCCGTCGACTCTATCATGCCAGCCACGGCACTACGAGCAGCTTGGCCGTGCCGTACCAGGGGTTGCCCGCACCGCTGGCATCGGTCTGGACCTCAACGATCCTCTTACCCGCTTCTTCCAGGGTGGGGGGAACCACCAGGTGCGTCGGAACGATACCCAGGGGAACTCCCTCATCATTCTTGAAGCTCATCATAGCCGCCCGCGCTGCAGCATAATTGGTGGCATTGAGAGTATCCTTGCTGGCATATGCCATTTGCCAGAAGCCAAAGCCCACGTTCTTGCGGTCGTCTACCCCGTAGCGAAACTTCCGCCTCATGAAGACATTCTCGTCGTCTGGCCGGTCCATTGCTACGAACTGGGGCTCCTTCCTGACCTGGAGAATCAAGGGCTTGACGGGGCGGCTCAAATCCAGAAGGTACCAAGCGGTGCCGGACCCGCCGCCAGAGTTGGATACGCTTGCGCCGGCTACCGGGTGGTCTGTGTCGAAGAAATACTGCCCATCATAGCAGAGAGTGGAAAAACCAGCGGCGAGGAGACTGAATACCAGAATGTCGCGGTGCTGCTTGGCAGCTGCGCCCAGGCCCTGAACCATAGGCGTATAGACGCCAATCTGGTCGTCCTCGATGTCGTCGCGGTCCACCTCTATGGTTGCCTCGTAGTTCTTGTTGACGATCTCGTAGGAGAACGCGCTAAGATCCTTTATCGCCCGCTCACCGACCCATTCCTTCATCATGGGGAAGTCGCCAAGCCACTTGTAATCCACGCTACGGCCGGCAGATGGTGCGCGCATGGCAACGGTCTCCCACATGGTGGGGGCACCGTCGAACGCCTGCCGGAAGATGGTTGAAAAGGACTTATATATGCCCTGTAATGTCGCCTGATTTATAATCATTGCCTACCTCCTTGTCTGGTTTGTCCGGTGTAATGCCTATGCTATTTCTACCCATACGCCGTCGGAGTCCACGCCAATACATTTACCGGCTACTATGTTGTTTGATCCTCCGGCAGATGCGACTGTTTCATCGTCTTCTACATAGACGTTTCCGCCGATATGAGCGATGGTAACAGCATTGCTGGCCGAATTCTTAAACTTGAACGCCTTTTTTCTGCGTACCAGGACGGTTTTATCGCCATTTGCCCCTGAGCCGTTATCCACGTATTCCTCTGCCCGGCCCATCACCACCAGGTTGGCAGCGTCTGCCGCAGGAACCGCGTAGCCAGAAGCATTCTTTGCCACCATGCCGCCGGCGTAGATGACGGTGCTTGCTGCCACCTGCAGCTCTATGGACTCTCCGTCCCTCATAGGGGTTTTTTTATCTGCGCTAAGTGCCATTTTTTACCTCCTTGTCTGGTCTATTGAGTCGTTGGGTGATTGAGTCTATTGGGTCCATTGAGTCGTTGGGTCCGTCGGGTCTATTGAGTCATTGGGTCTATTGGGTCGTGGCACTCATGGACTCTCGACTCACAGACCTTCGACTCATGGACTCACGGACTCATTGACCCATTGACTCATTGGGTCCGTACTTCTTCCAGGTTTCATCGTCGATACCGAGCATCTTGTTGATGCTCATCTGGACTTCATCCAGCCCATCTTTTTTGTCCCTGGCAGGCTTTAATCCCTCAACGGGCACCACGCTTCCGGCAGGCCTGGAAAGGACGATCTTTTCGAACTGCTCGGGGCTCTTTTCTGCGAGCTCCCGCCCCCATGCATCCAGTTCTTCCGGCGAGGTCTTGCCTTCCTTAAGTGCCCTCTCAACGAGGTCATCCTGCTTCATCTTGGCGATGGTGCGTTTGAGCTCGGCAACCTCCTGGCTTAGTTTCTGTGCCACTCCAGCCGGTGCCTTCAGCTCTTCGATCTTTGCAAGTACCGCTTCTTTTCCTGCCTCTTGTTCCACGCCAAGGGCATCCAACACCTCCTTGCAGGCAACCACCTCTTTGCCTTCAAGCTCTTTGTTCTTTGCCACCACGGCCTCTACGGCCTCCATCACCTTGTCTTCGCCGGCATCATCTGCCAGCCCCAAAAGCTTGCGGATCTTCGTAATCATCTTTGCCTCCTTCTTGAATTTTCCTATGCCAAACTTTTTCCTGAACCTGTCCAGCCGCGCATTGATGATTGCGCGTTCCTCGGACGTGTATTGCCTTTGGTTGTCCTTCTGCCCCCAGTAGCTTGCAGCGGCCCGGGTCTGATCGGCATCGGGGCAAGGGTACCGGTAGTTGACCGGATCCAGCCACTGGTCATCGGGCACATCCGCCCACTCCGAGGGCTTGGTCACGTGGCCTCCTTCCTTGATGCCGATTCCATATTTGCGGGAACGCTCCCGCTGCGCAGCCCTTGCCTCCTCGCGGCTAAGTTTTCCAACGATGGGCCGTAGCTGATTGATCTTAGGAAGATTGGTAAGCGCGACGTTTTTAATCTTTATCACCTTCCGGCCCTCTTTGGTGATCCAGAAAACCGGCGAAAAATATCGGTATTCCTTGTCCTTGAGGTATTCCTTCGCCCGCTCCGTCCATTCTACCACTGCCCAAAGCCCACCCTTGCCTCGGTCTATTAGTCGCTTGATCCATCCTGCCGCAGGGGCCTGGATGTCCTTGAGAGTTTGATGTTCGTAGTCTATGACCATGTCGTTGCCGCGGCGGCGGAACTCTGCGACAATAGAGGCAATGGATTGCTCGTCGACATACGCCGGGGGCTCTCCCTCGATGTCGATTCTGCCATAAGGCAGCAGTTGAAACTCACTGGGTATATCTTTAACTTCCTTAAGAATTTCTATTATCATACCGATCCTCCCGTAATGTAGTCGGCCAGGGCCTCGCGGATTTCTTCCCAGTCCTCCTCCTGGACCATCAGGAAGGGACGGGCCGGGATATCGCCCCAGGGGAGCCTCGCGGTGCGCTTGTGCTCCCGGACCTTGACTTTCTTTCCCGACCGGGTCCTGCGCAGGTGTTCGCGCACCGTGAACGTGATCTGCCCGAACGAGCCTTTTTTCGCTCCGAACTGATGCACCGCCGCATAGACCTTGTTGGTACCAACGACCGCCCTGTCCCTGTAGGCCCTCGCATGTATGGATCCAGCTAAACCTCCTGCAAGTCCCCGGATCATGAGGACCTTGCCGCCCTTTCGCCTCGCCAGAGTAACTGGGGACAGGGGTTTCCAGCGGGGCCTGCCGCCAACTTCGAAATTGCGAATCACCGAGGTGCGCACCGTCTCGCCGACGACCCTCATGGCCGGGGTGAGGTCGGCCATACTCCGCTGTATCCTGGAGAACAGGTCACGGACCCTGGCGTCTTCGATTTTTACGTTTAGAGATACTGACACTTGACTTATTCCCGCCTTTTATTATGATTATGTTAGCGATGGCTCCGGTATGAGCCGCAGCCTCTATGCCGGTGCCTGGCGATCCGGGTTGCTGCGGGGCCTGAGATCCCCATCTTTATTGCCGTGCCCATATCAACCTTCCCCTCCTTTGTCTGTTCAAGTACTTGAAATCAGAAGTCGGAACCATCGTCCATGCCTCCATGACGCCATCTTTAGACTGCGCCACGAGAAGTACGCCCCGATTTTTATCCAAACGCACTGCCTTGATAATCCGCTGCCGCAAAACAACCTTGCCTGTACCCTTATGCCGCTCGAAGCTCAGCCAGATCTCATAGGGATCTTCCAGTGCTTCAGGCAAAAAGGGCAGAAACCCCGATCTTTTAAGGTCAACATGACCGGCCAGGATCGATGCGTTTACCAGCACGTCGTATCGAAAAGAGCCGCTGTGGAACGAAAATACCTTCTCTTCGCCACCCAAAATTCTTTTGATTGCCCGGACCGCGGCAGAGACTGTGTTCAATGTGGGCCCCACCCTGGCTTTTGGCGCATCCACCGGTATATTGGCCGGTCTGCCATGCGTTTCCCAGCCGCCCGGGGTCAACCCCTCCCACGCCTTTGCGCCCTGGGCGCGCCAGGCGTCCATAGCATCTTTTGAGATCTTCCTCCCCCAGGCCGTCTCCCCCGGGTTGTAGACCCACCCGGGATCAATGCCGTTGGGTATCTTCAGGACCTCGCCTGTATCCGGATTGGTCCACTCATAGTAGTCATCATCGGGGCGCTCTTCCTTGATGTCCGCGCCTTCACGCTTTAGCTTTTCCACCTCACGGGCGGAGTGGCTTACCACCCCGCACTTTCAGCCCCAGCCGTTTGGCGGGTAGTGGGTCTGCCACCAGGGATCATCAGCAGGCAGTACCACGTTATACCAGCGCATGTGCTCGGGCCTGGGATCGGCGGAGCTGGATGCCACATATCGCCACAGGGGCCGGGCCTTCAGCACATCCGGGTCTGTCATCTGCTTGTAATGACCGCTGTGATAGGCCACTGAAAGGTTCGTGTTAAAGATTACCGCTGTCCTCCACGCCTTGCCGCCCTTGTATTTCCAGCCGTGGCGCTGGACGATATCGGTAAAGCTGTCGCGGAATTCCCTCAGGGTAGTTCCCTCCGAGATCCCGCGGTCCACCGCCGCGCGAAGGTCGCTCAAGAGCTCTGATTTCATGGCACCTGCCACCACAAAGGCCCGTGAGTGCATACCTTCCCACAGATCCCGCCACGTGCGCGTGGGAAGGTTGACCTTGCGGCGGAAATATTCGATCGCCTCCTCAAAAGGGAGGGCCATGTGCTCAGCGCTTGGCGGCATCAAACCTCCCTGAAAGCTCGGCAAGTGTTAGTGCCTTTTGCATCAGATTCCCCAGATCCGATTCATCCATGTGAGCGTAAAGGTCCAGGAGCTTGTCCCGGAACTCCTCCAGGGATGAAACAGAATTAAGGAGCCGCTCCACAGGGGCCATAAGAGCGTCAAATTTGGCCGCTGAGAGCGTTTTTCGCTCCAATGCATACAAGGTATCGGCCGGACCTTCTTGCGTTGCTTCTCGGCCTGATTTAGCCGCAATTTGTTTCATTGCCGAAGGCGCTCCTCTCCCCGGGGGCATAATAATTGTCTCACCCTCTTCGGGAAGCGGCACACCGAACCGCTCGCTGACATGTTCCGCGGAAATGGGCTGGCCCATCTCCACCAGGTTCTTATAGACCTCAGACAATTGCTTGAGATCCTCGGGCTCCTGGAGCTGAAACTGGAACCAGGGAACAGGAACGTCCCAGCCGAAGTTAAAGCCAACCAGGGGCCTCAAGAGCTGCATCCGAAGGGTGTTGGCAAGCGACCAGGCGTCAGATTTTACGAGGTCCAGGCGTACCTCATTGTGAGTCTTACTGGCTGCATAAGATCCCTTGTCGCCCACATCCGTTGTAAGTGTCGCCCCTACAATGGCCTTACTCATCTCGCGGTTGCAGAAATCTGCCAGGGTCCTGTAAAGATTCCCCTCTGTTCTTCCCCGGATAGCTTCGACAAACTCGATTTCCGTACTCTTTGAGATGATGCCTGCCGCGTCGCTACCCAGAGAGCGGATCGCCCGAATTAGCGCTTCTTTGTCTTCTTTTGTAGCGCCCGGGTCATATTTCCCCAGTCTGAGCGGCATACCGAACACCTCGCTAAAGGCCACCCAGTCCTTGATCGAATAATTTTTGAAAAGATACATCCAGGCGCAGACTCTCAACATACCAGCGCGGGTATCATAACCGCTCCGGGCCTTATGGCGGTGGTATATGACCTTGAACGCAGGTATCTCTTCGCCCGTGGGATGCTCATCAGTTATAAGGCGCGGGTGCATGGTCTCGGTAAATATCAGCTTTTTCTGGTGGATCCATTTAAGGTCAGTTACCACCGCGCGCCCACCGTCCGTGTCCCACACGATTTCCGAGACGGCAAAACCCCTGCCGATGGCGTCTAGGAGATCAAAAAGGGCGTCTTCAAAGCTTGGCATGGAATAGATCACATCGCGGCAAAAATCGCAGACCTTGTCAGGCTTGGCCCTTGCCCTTTTGCGGCCCGCGCCCTTGAGGCCTTCTTCGTAGGGCACGATGTCGAAGTCGATCGCGTTTACCGCGTTCTTTCGTTTGAGAAGCTCAGCAGACAGGTGCGTATCCTTTTCCTCCATCTCCTCGAAAAGTTCCGCCTGGTTATATACGTCTCCCTGGTCAGCCTCCTTGAAAATGCGCGCAAGGCGGACAGGAGTAAGCTTTTCTGACGGATACCCGCTCCAGCGGTCACGAATCGAGGTCACCGCTATTTCGCGCCTCTCCGGCTTCGCCGTGGCTTTGAATGGTCTTCCAAACTGATCCAGTATGGGCATTAATATGCTCCTCGTGCGCTACCGAAGCGCCGCTCGAGTACGGTTTCGTATTCTACGGGCCCTGATGCCTCAAAGCGGTACGCGGCATATACTGCCAGCGCTCCAGCTATGGCAGTATCTCCGTGGCGCTTTTTCTTGTTTGTGCCGTCTTTGCGAATGTCCGGGACCTTCGGTACTCCCCTGATCTTCTTGATAGCCCTGTTATCATCGATTATGTCCGAATGCCGCGGAAGCAAAATTGTCCTGTCTTCGAAGCAGGCTTTGTACCTGGGCATATGTTCGCGGTACCACGCGTCCGAAAGCATCACCTGCTCGATACGGTACGAGCCGTATTTCTGCATGGCTACCTCCGCCAGGTACTGCCCGTTTCCGCGGGCATCGAAGGCCCCTCCCGAGAAGCGGGGGAGCCTGTCGCAAACATAGAACAATATCTGCTCCTGCTGGCGGAATGGGACGTTCCACAACTCCGCCACAAAGGGAGCGCGGAGAATCGTGTCCGGCCGCTGCTGAAGGGGTACAAGTGCAGTCATATCCGCCAGCCTTCCGAAATCCTCACCAATGTATGATGGCCACGGTTCAAGGTCTTCGAGAATGGGCGCCAGCACGTCTTCGCACCAGTCCCTGGTTTCCGCCCGTCTGATATGCTCTGGCCTTTCGGCAAAATCCGGCGTTTGCTCGTAGCGTACTATCGGAATCTCAGGATCGAGACACGCCTCGATGAGCATTCTCGAAAGGTATGTTCCGCTTCCCTGCGCGGGTATACAGAAAAGCTCCTCGTCGGCATCTTCGCCGTAGAAGTCTATGAGATCCTGGCGCCATGCCTGTTCGTCCTCTTTCCTGTAGGGCTTGCCGAGCCGCAGGCATATTCTTTCATACAGTCCCTCAGCCAGGGCATCGTCGAGCGTGGTACGGTGGAGGCTATATGGCTTCTTGCCCGCCCGGATGTCATTGATCAGCTCGTTGAACGGATTGTCATCGCCATCGTGGGTTGAGATCACCACCACCCGGCCACCCCACATGAGCATGGCAATTGCGGCCTTGAGCAAACCGGCCAGGTCGTCATGAAATGCCGCTTCATCGATTACGATTTTCCCTTGCTTTCCCCGCAGGTTGGCAGGGCGGGAAGAAAGAGCCACGATCTTGAACCCTGAATCGAAGCGGAGGCGGAAGGCAGCGATGCCTTTACGCTCTTCTCCGTCTTCGAACACAAATTCTTCAACGCTGGATGCCGCCAGGCTATAATGCCTGGCCCAGTCGGCCGCATCCTCGATGAACTCGAGGGCCATGTCGCGGTTATACCCGATGTACCATACGTCCATGCCATGTTCTGATGCAGCGAGAAGGGCATCTTCCCCGGCCTCGGCCCACGATATGCCTATTCGACGGGACTTCTCATAGACCTTTACGGGCGCCTCATCTGCTGCCCACTGCTGTTGATATGGCAGAAATGCGGCTGGGGTGCGAAGCGATCTGTTTTCTTTTGGCATCGGGCCTTTCATGAGATTCCTAGAATCCTCCGCCTGATATCTTCCACGGTTTCATCGGAGAGCCCACGCTTTCGCTCTTCCGGCTTCGAATACTTTGCTTTCATTTGCTCCAGCAGCTCCAGGGCCTTTTTCATGTCTTTTATGGCTGAAAAGCTGATCGCTCCCGGTTTTGCCAGCATGGTGTTGATCTTCAGCTCTACGGCTTCTTGCAGGGCGTTGATGGCTTCTTCCGGCGTCTTTATTGACCTGGTGGACACATCTTGCAGCTCATCTCTGCTCGTCTTATCTCCGGTAGCTATTGTGAGCCTGGAAAATGCATATATCGCTTGCGGATCGAGGGTCTGGAGCGACTTTTCGATTAGTTTCTTCTTCACGAGCACTGTGTTGCGCCTTATCGATCTGAGCGCATCTCTGTATTCCTGCCTGGCTTTGCGCCACTGGCCTTCTTTCGCCCAGCGCTTGATCTGGCTCTGAGATACGCCGGTTTTTTCGGCGACCTGCTCGTATGTGAATCCCTCGATCACATACAGATCCTCGGCCTGTTCTCTGACTTCCAGTGGGATCTCTTTCCCCATTTATCGTCCCAGTATCTTTCGTATGGCCTTTATCTCGCTTTTGATTTCACGGTATTCTATCTGGAGGTTGGCGAGTCGGAGCGCTTCCTCGGCTATGGCCTCCGTCTTTAGCTCCTCCAGATCCTCGAACGGATCCAGCATATCTCGCATGACCTCTATGGCACTTTTCATGGCCAGCGCCTTCTTCTTGAGCTCCAGCTCTTTTTCCTGGAGCCTGCCCATGTATTTTAGCCTTTCGTTCATGTGGTCTCCGTTCCCAGCCCGGATGTTCTCAGCTCCTTTTTGGTCCGCAGCAGCGGACAGTACTCGTTCGAACGGATGCTATCGTTCAGTGCTGTGAGCGCCTGTGTGTTCATGACTACTATGTCCTTCATATCTTCGGACAGCGATTGATGTCGCTTCAGAAGCTCCGCATTGTTTTCGTACATCCGCTTGAGCGCTTCAAAGTGCTGCCTGTACTGGTTCATCAGATCTTCGTGGTGCTTTTTGGTCTCGCGCAATATCCTGTCGATCTGGCGTTGATAGAGCCAGCTCAGAATCAACACGAGACCGCCGATCCCGAAATTGCTGAGCACATCCAGGGCGGTTTTTATTGGCATTCCATCCATACCCAAGCCCGCTTTCTGGCTTTATACATTCTGAAGATATCCTTCGGCTATAGATAGTGCGTACTGCACTATGCCTCTCCACGTGTTCGTAAACTCGTCGGAAGAGCCGGGAAGATATTGCTCCATAGTCTGCACCGCCGCTTCAAAAAGTGCCATGACTGCAGCCGAGGTACCCGGCTTCAGGCCATACTTCGCAAACAGGCTGCGAAGCTCGGCCAGCAGAACGGAATTCGTGGATATTCGGCCATCTTGCAGGGCTTCATCCAGGCCCTTGAGCGCCTCCACGACCTCATCGGCATATTCCTCGTTATTCTCGAGAAAGAGACCGAGTCCTGCGCCTATGGACGCTTTTACCAGGAGCGCGTTCTCCCTTATGATGTCCGGCACCCGGTGAAACACACCGCTAAGCCATCCGAAAACCTTCTTGAAAAAGCCCATTTTTTCCTCCTTTTTTTATCGGCTAAACAAGCTCGTAATGCACAAGATCGTAAAAGTGCTGATCCGAAAGGTCGGAATCCATGTCCCAATCTCCTCCCCAGCGTATCGGGATACCCATCTCTCTTGCCGTTCCCAGCACGAAGCCAGCCAGATAGTAATACCGCTTTAGAGTCTTCGGATCATGCAGGTCCCAGCTAATCGGGTACGGAGCTACGTCTACAGCCCTGGACGGAGTGGAATTGTGCTTGGAATGTGGCCAGTGAAGGCGCGATCTGCCCAGTTTGTAGAGTCGCTCTTGCTCTGCCCTGGTGCGGTGACCGACCAGGATTGTGCAGTCTACTTTTTGCACGACACGTTTGAAGAGGCGCTGAAGTTCAGGTTCGCAGGTAGATAGCTTCTCAAGGCTTCGCCTGGAAAATTTCGGCATAGCCCCCTCCCATATAATGCTTGCGCCGGCGCGTTTTACCGGCGCTAATAATCTGAGTATCTCTGCTATATTTTCGGCTTCTTCGGCACTGCATGCGTAGTATCTGCATAGCTCCGCCATCTCGAGGCGCCCTCTTTGACGGAGCGTCATCATGAGAGAAGTTATGCGCCTAGCAGTAGGAGCTGCCATAAGTCAGTTAAAAGATATCATGGGGGAGTGTCATGACGCGGCAAACTAATTTTGCACAAAGTGACAATAAAAAACTTGTGATTACCCATATGTTTTTGTACAATTATTACTGAAAGGGGTGATAACCGTGACAGGATCAAACGAAATGGTACCCCGAGTCCAGGATTATAACCGGCTGTTCGGTATTCTTTCTTGTATTTCCAATATTGTGGCCGAGGGAACCAAGCTTTATATTATATACTACCCTTACTATATGCTCCTCATATTACTGGCCAAATGGAGCAGCAGAAAAGCTCACAAGAAAATCATTTCGATTCTTGCCAGATGCAGGGAACGATGTTTGGAGGGGAAGTGTGTGGCTGAGGCATACAATGTTGCTTCAAAGATAAGGGATAAAACATTGCGCACCTATGAAGCCGCCAAACAACGTGATAACCTTGTTGACCGGATCACTGTCCGTCTCTTGGAAAGCGAAGTCGAAAGATGGGATGACCTGGTCGAGTCTCTCTGCGTTGGGTCGGATCCTGAATTCAGATCTCTGGTTATGGAGATAGCCGAGCGGATTTAATGGTACTCGAAATCCTGGAGCTCCCTCAATTTCTATCCGATAAAAAAAAGATACTCAAAAAATTTCCGAATATAGCTGACGAAATCGAAGAAGCTCTTAACGAACTCAAAGAAGAGCCTGATCGGGGTGAAAGGTATCCAGGCTTTGGCGATATAGATATCCGAAAGATTAGGGTGGGACTGAAAAAATACAACGTCGGCAAAAGGGGTGGCTTAAGACTCATTTACCTGACTAAGGACGAAAGGCTAATTCCTCTCATTTTATACCATAAGGGAGGATGGCGGTCTGAAAAGGAGACAAAGAAAAGGATCTTAGCCAGACTAAGGGATATCGCGAAATCACTTACTTTAAAGTAAAACGTGGGTTAGCTCTGCCCGGGGCCTTCTTTTGAGATGTTGATAATAACGCCATTTTTTAATTTTATGGGCAATACCAGGGACACGGCATCGATCCATCGATATACTGACCGCCTCGAGATACCGAGCTCATGCTGCAGGCGCCGGACGCTTATGCGGCTGTTTGACTGCAGCAAATATATACACTTCGCCATCTTTTCTATGTCAGCTTTCATTTAACCGAACTTTTCCTCCAGGAGCCACCGGGGTATTGTGATTTCGTACAGGCCGCCTTCCCTGGATTTCATATCCAGAATTTGCGACTTCGGCACCCACTCTCTCATTATGCCGTCGTCGAAGAGAATGGCTTTTTTGGTTTCAGCGACAATTACTCCTGATATAGTTACCGGCTCTTTTCGATCAGAGCGAAAAAGCATTATTTTTTCTCCTTCAGAAACTCTCGTAAAACCTGACTAACTTTTTCCGGTTCGCGCTCTATATACGCGCGATTCATCTTTTGCTGTTCGCGTTCTCTTTCTGCTTTCGCAGCGAGCTTTTCGGCCATCTCCCACGCTATCTTACGCAGGTAATTATGGTTTTCCAATGCTTTAGGGCTTCTGTCTATGGTTCTATCCATAGCCTCTGCCCATAGATAAGGTGGAGCCGGCCTGAGCTCACCGCCGTCCCACTGTACTGTGCCCTCGTGTACCAGCTCAGAGAGTGTCTTAATAATCCGGAGAGCGCGTGGCCACGACAGGCCACGTTTGCTCTTCCGGAAAAGCGCTATGTAGGGAAGAGTTCTGACCTGGACAGGACCGGGCAGCCTGGTAAGCTCATCCATAAACTGGCGACAGGATGCATCGTTAACCCAGGCTTCCGCGCTTGCTACCGCTCCACATGCCGGACATGTTAGTTTCATCTCATTACCTCGCCCTTGCCTTGCTGATCATTGCCCTTGCTATTCAAAGCGCTACCTTTGCGACGCACTGCAATGCCATTGCATTCATGCCTGTGGTTAGCCGAGTTTATTGGCACCTTGTTTTGCCAATGCCCCGCGAATCAACGCTTATCTCCGCTTTGCCGTCGCACTGGATCGCTAAACAATGCCTGTGCTAAGCTTTGCAATTCCTCTGCGCTGCAATGCTTAGCTTGCGCTTAGCTATGCCCTCGCGATGCGTTACCTTGCCTCAGCGATTCTGCGCTATGCCCAAGCGGTGCTGCACCGCAGCTTTACTTCGCTCTGCCTCCGCATTTTTCGTGCCCCTGCTTAGCTTTGCAATGCCGGTGCATTGCTGTGCTAATTGATGCATGGCCTTCGCCTTGCCACTCAATGCAACGCCAAAGCCCCGCCACGCCATGCCATGCCTGCGCATCGCTTCTCACCGCGCCGCCCATGCGTCGCTTTACTCCGCCGAAGCAATTCCAAGCTACGCCCATGCAATTCAAAGCAACGCTATGCCTGCGCATCACTTCTCAGGGCCCCGCAATGCGCCGCCCTCGCGCTTCAATGCTAAGCAGTGCCATCGCATTTCTACTCAATGCCCCTGCACCGTCTATTGAATTTGCTCCCAGGTGAAACGGCCGAACGAGCCGTTCCTGAACTGGCCAATTCCCTTCCTGCTTCCGTAATCGAGGAGCGTATATATCACATCCCACGTAAGCTCCTTGTGGGGAAGCAGGTCCAGCGTAATCTCTATGGATACCGGTGGATTCAGATACTCGCTGTGTCCCAGGCATATACGGGGGCCGCGGGGAGTCTGCGCGCGGATCGGGCGGGTAAATATGCCGTCCGGCTTCTCCGCGAGCCATATGTATCTTGGAAAGACAAAGAAAAAATTGTCCAGCTTGGACCGTAATGCCCGGACCTTGAGGATATCTTTCAAAATATTCCCGGCTTCTTTGAAAAACCCCTTTACCTGGTAGTCCAGGAGATATATCCCATCTGCGTCCCGGTGAAACCCGGTAATCAGAGTATCTTCGTCCGATTTGGGTGCGGTTTCTAACTCGTCCAGCACCTCCGGATCATCGGGGACCGGGGCTTTTTCGATAACATATTTCCTGTAATTATTGTTAGCAGGAGCAGTGCCGAGCAAGCGCTCCTGAAAGGTTAGCCTTACTTTTTTCTGTTCGCTTTGTATCATGCTTATCTCCTCTATATGGCCGATCCAACCAGGAAGCCAGCCACCACCATGCCTTTGAGCCACACCGTGGACACATCTGGCCAGTTTCCCATATCTCTTCACAATCTATGCATATTCTGGCTCTCTGCAACTTCATTTTCTTCCGTTTCCCTTCATCACCGTCACGGCGGTGCCGTAAAAATCGTCCACCTTTATAATTATGTTCCTCTCCGGAATCCAGTAGATAGCGAGCTGGCGATACAGCTCGCCATTGAGGCGTTGCAGGTTCCTGCAGGGCTGTACTCGTATGCTGTCGGCCAGCATACGTGTAATTTCAGCGGGATCCGGATCTCCTCCGACACGCATTTTCCAGTTATTTACAAAATGTCTACTAAGCCTGATCATATACGTTTTCCTCCTGATATCTCGTAGCTAAACTCTTCTTTTTCTTTCCTGTACGTGCCTATCTCTCGGAGCTCATCGTCCGACCATTTCGAAAGTGCGTCCCAGTTAACCGATTCAGCGACTTTGATGGCATCTTTCCTCCCCAGCTTTTTTAAAGCCTCCAGGACACCCCTGGCCCGGTGCACTACCCGTTTCAGATGCCGGAGAATTCTTCCGTGGGGTAATTCCACCAGGTCGCCGTCCTCGCCGAAAAGCTCGGCCTTATGTTTTCGGGCTGCTTTCAGGAGCTCTTTTTCTACAGTTTGAATCAGGCTCTTTTGATTCTTGATTCTGGGTTCATGCCTCTGTCTCACACGTTCCAGATCAGCCTCGTATGCCGCTTCCAGTTCAGCTAACTGGTACCTGTATATGGCGATAAGCTCGAGCTTCGCATCAATTTCTCTTTGTATATCCGTCATTCAGCTTCTCCAATTCTAACGTTAGCTGCCCGAGAAGGGTGGGCAGGTTGGTGTTTTTGATTTTCGACACGATTGCGAGTTTCTTGAGCGCCTGGCGCTTCAGACGGTCGCAATAGTCTACGAGCTCCGACGATGCGGCCGCCAGATAGTAACCCCCGGCATCTTTAGCCGCATACGACATGATGGGGACACCTTCATGCCTTAGCTCGGTTACCAGATCTCGCAGCTTCCTTGTGTCGTTGATCTTGTCCCTGTAATCTTTACCGAACACTGCTCTGTATAGCTGCGTCATGGGTACCGCGCGGGCTCGTCCCACATGGCGCGTCAGCTCCGCCAGAAGCTTTGTTTTGTATGCTTCTCTGTTATTGCTCATCTGACTCTCTCCGTTACTTCACTGGTTGGTCTCATAAGAAGTTTACCGCCCGGCAGCCTTTTCGTAACTATCCACTCCTGCCCGGCAATGGTAAAGATGTCACCCTTTCTGATGTCCAGGATCCGCGTGCCGGATTTTGGCCTTCTTGTCCTGAACGGCACGTGTTGAGCTTCGAGTCTGACGGGCTCCCTGGAACAAAAAGTGTCTTTCCAATGACGCCCCAAAGTGCATGCCTGGCATGCCCAATAGCTTGGATTTCTTTGCCGCCAGAGACAGTCCGAGACAGCCGTCACTCTCCTGAGTGTCGGACACCAGAAGAAATCTGAAAATATACTTTTCGTATTTTCTTGATTTTGTGCTTTTTTCATGGCATATCCCTCCCGGTATGCTTCACATACCAGCTTTTGGGAGCCGGTGCCTGCCGCCAAGCTTTGCCCGGCTCCTATCTCTCGATGTACATGACTGCCACACCTACACCCAGCGAAAAGCCAACAGCGATGACCAGGACGTAATAAATTACAGTCGGCCAATCAATTTTGATCCTCCGGAACATCTTTTTCACCTCCTTTCGTTGTTTTTATCTTTTCCAGGCCGGTGATAATCCCTCGCGCCTTTGGCACCGTCAGGAACCTGATCGCATCCACGTGAGCGTATTTCCTGATATAGGCGACGAGCTCATCTTCACTCCAGCCCAGTTTGCGGCGCAGCCACATGATTCTCCGGTACTGGGCACATGTAGCTGTTCCGTGATGCGTGCCACACTTACATGGCGCAGCTATGCTCTTTTCCATGTGCTTCATGAGATCGAGAAACTCGGCTCTCGCAATTTCGTGCAATTTTTCCGCTCCATATCGGTTCCGGATTACGTCGTAAACGAAGTCCGTGCCTCCCAATGGGTGCGCAAGAGCCCAAAAACGTTTGAGTTCGGCCAGGCTTCTCCAGGGCTTTATTTGTCTGCGTGTTGCGTCCATACTACCTTCCTGATGTTCGGGTCCCATACCTGGTGAATGCGCTGGATTTGCGGTGGCCTGGGACCGGTGTACTTTATGAAGACATAATTTTTACCCGTTTTTCTGACGTACCCTGCTCTTACCAGGTACCTCAGATAGGTTTTTGCTTCTTCCGGAGAGACCCTGTGTTCTTCGGTAGATGATGCCGCCACCAGGTCATTCGCGCTAAATGATTTCAGAATTCTCATGCTTCGCCACATCTGTTCCCGGCCCTGTCCCTGGGTTACAGGAGAGCCGTCTGCGCGAACGCGAGGCGCGTACGGGCTGTCTTTTACGATTTCATATATAGCCGGCTTCCATCTTCCGCTGGGTTCATGCTTCTGAAGATATCCGCCAGCCACGAGCGAGTTAGCATAGTGGCGCACTGTACTGGGGTCGTAACCAGCCGTTTCTTCGGCGATCTCTTTGATTGAAAAGCGCCGAAGCTTCCGCATCAGCTCCCACATCCTTTCCCTTCCTCTGAACTTTCCCCGCAGGTGTACCGGTTTCTGACTCATGCTGCCAACCTCCTTGCCGGAGCCTCCCCGGTCCATATCGGCCTCTTGCCCCATTCTTTGAGGCCAATCTTCTTCACTCCCATGCCCAGTGCCTCCTCTTCTACTCTGGCGAGATTCACCACTATGCGGCGAACTGATCCCCTGGCCATACTGACTATTCGGTCTAAGAGGTCATCGCCCACCTGAACCTTCTTGCAGTAAAATTGCATAAGAACGCGAGCGTCTTCGATATCGGCCGGCTGGGCAGGGACCCAATCGAGGATGCGACCGTGGAAACGTTCCCATTTTTTTAGTTTCACCGGTATGCGTTCCTCTCCGATCAGTAGAATAGGCACACCGCTTCCGTCGTATAGATCGCGAATGATGTTGACCGCTTGTTTTTCTACTATGTGGTCCATTTCGTCTATGAGAAGCGGTTGCCCGGTCATTCGGAGATGTTCTATTATCTGGTCCGTCATGTCATATATGGTCCGGGCGGCCGCAATTCCCATCTCTTTACAGATCGCTTTCAAAATGGCTTTTCTTGTCCACGTGGACCTGCATTCGACGTAGAATGCCTTGTATTTGTTCGCTGTGAAACATGCGGCGAACGTTTTCCCCCACCCGGACGGACCGTAAAAACAGACCATGCCGGGGAGATACTGCGGCCTTTTAATTGCCCGCTCCAGGGCTTTGATGCAGAGTGCTACGTTTTGGAGTGGTGCTATGGTTCCGTTGCTTCCAGCCACTTTCAACCTCCTGCTATCTGTTGACATTGGTTAAAAATCCTTCTACCTTCGAATGATACTTGCTTCTGAGGTTATTCACGATGAACGTCACAAACATTGTCGTTTCTTTGATCTCTGGAATCATCGGCGCATCCGGAGCCGTTCTGGCACAGCGTCTCGTTAGAAGAGAAAAATTTAAGGACGCCCTTTATAGAGAGAAGCTCTCTGAATACAGGGTCATTTCTGAAAAACTCTGGAAAGCATATGCATCCTTTATCGAGGCAGCACTTCAGACCATCCACGAGGAGTATGACGGCCTCGATGCAGTTGGCCAGGTATCTGATATCTCTGCCTGTGCTTCTAAAAGCATTGTTATTTCCAAAGATGCCACAAAGAAGATCAGCAAATTTTGCATCGCGATCGTGGAGATTAATCGCCAATTTTTCGGCAAGAAGCTTGTGCTGGAAGAAACGAACCGGATCATTGAAATGGCAACACAGCTTCACATTGATGCCGTCAACGCTCTTCGGAAGGATATAGGTACCGACCTTGTATCTGACGACATCCACAAAACGCTTAAGTCTAAACTTTAAACGCTTCATTTTCTTCTCACTTAACGCATCCTAGAAACGCGTCCCCGAAATCCTCTTCGAGCGTCTTATACGCGTGAAAGTCCGCCGTAGACTGAAAATGCTTCCAAAAGGCATATTCTTCAGCGTTCAGTTCGTCATGCCTGGCATCTAGATCCTTCCATAGCCTGTATCTTGCCCTGGAATCCTCGGGGATCTGAAATCTCCCGTCAGTTTCCAGAACAGGCTCTTCGAGAGCTTGCGCCAGGCGCTTACGCTCCCTGCGGGCTTCCATCTTTACGACTTTTGCTTGCTTCTTTTGATGTTCACGAGCCTCTTCGCGGAAGTCCTTTTCTTTCCTGGCCTTTCTCGCTGTATGAGCTGTCTTGCCGATTGCCAGGACTTCCTTCCTATCGACCAGCCCGAAAGCGTCTTTGAGTGCCTGAGCCTTCGTGCGGATCTCTTTCATATACTCGGCTCTCGCCTTGAAAAAGCGCTCGCTTACTGTGTTGCTTTCACCTGGCACCGCCCTGGGGACCGGCTCGGCGAGGTCGATGAAATTTCCTTCGGGATCAGTAAGAACCGCGGGAGCTTCTGGATTATACGGATCGACACTTACCTGTACGTATTCGTAGCCACTAAGCTTGAACGAAAAATATTCCCGGAAGTCTCCTTTTCTTACCTGGACCCCCACCTTTCCCTGCTTGGGAACACGCTGAAATGTTGGAAGGCAGATATAATCTAATGTGGTATCAGGGAGCCTTAATCTTGTTTGAGACTCTAGTCCTTCTTTATAGATTTTTGCAGGAACTATGGTTGTGCCTTCGCGAAGTCTCTTTTTTCTCTGGTTATGTTCGTCGATAACTTTAAATACGAGCTCAATAAACTCATGTACCGTCATGAGTTCGTTCTTTTTTCGCTCCGATTTTAATTTTTTCTGCACTTCCTTATTTGTCCATGCATCCGCCTGACGCTTTCGATATCCGGGCGGAAAATGCTCTTTCAATATGAGGTCGATCTGATTCATGATGTTTTCGATAGGTTTCTGCCACGGTTTCATAGGTTGGGCTTTTTTGTGGCTGAAGTAATATTTATCCGTGAAGTCTGAAAAGTTGCCCGTGTAGCATAGTTCCTGGATTGACTTCCGGATGTGGGATATGTGGTTGGATCCTTCAGGCTTGCCCCAGTCGGTGAAAATTTCCTCCGGGACACCGTATCGAAGGGCTTCACGCAGCGAATAGCCAACTGTGAAACTGTTGTAGTGGCCTAGCTCAATCCACGCGCCATTGATGAATCTGCTCGCACAGTCCATCCACAGATAACCGTTAGGAATTATGATTGAGTCAGTTTCCGGATCGTAAATCTCATAATCGAAGATCTTTTGGTCACCGCATATTATTGACTGGACAGGCACCGCTAGCCAGTTGCGGATAATTTTGGGTACGCATTCAAGCTCGAAACCGAGCTCTCCCTTTTCTATCCTTGTCCATATGTCAGCCGGCACCTTTTTAAGCAGCCTTGTGAAGCTGGAATAGTCCCCAATCTTCCAGTTTGATCTGTATGCCTTCTGCTGTAATGCTCTATATGCAGCTTTTCTGCCACACCGCATGTTGCGAGCATATACGGCCATACCATATGCTAGCGCCTGTGGGGAAAAGGCTTTCGACTTTGGAAGAACAAAATCGTTTTCTTGAGTTTTGACGTTCCGATTTTCGACCCATTGTACCCATCGCCAGATGGTTGCTCTATGGACCCCATACAGATCGGCGAGCATTTGAGCCGCAGATTCCCTTCCGGCCCCCCTGGGAAGAGACCGCAGGAACTGAGCGACCTTGAATTTCCGGGCGATTTTTGGGTTGTTGAGATGTTTCGGAAGTATTGGGCATGGAGCCTGGTCATGAACTTCCAGACGGGGAACCTCGCTAAGATCCACTTCATGCTCTATGATTTTCTGTTTGATGTCGGGAGGTAATGCTGAAAAAAAATATAATCTTTTGGGCCTGCCATTCTGATTTCGCTTTAATGTGAAGCACCAATTTTCCTGCTCCGCCCTCCTCCGAATGTATCGGGGCGTCACTCCGCATGCTTTTGCTATATCTTTACATCTATATAGCTTCATCTTTTTCCTCGATATACTCTTCCGGACAACCAAAATGTCTGAGTGCTGCAAATACGGCCTTCGATTTGCGATCCCCTTTTATCGTTTTAGAAACAAGGCTTCGATGAACGCCTGCCTCTCGCGCAATTTTTACCTGCGTCAGTTCTTTCTCAATGAGCCATTTCAAGATTTCTTTACGCCTCATTTAATCCCCACCTCGCGCTCGAGCATTTTAGCTTTTTTTCTAAGTATCCTTCGTTCCTTCTCAACTTTTGCCCATTCAAGCAGCTTCTTTTCCCCAGCTCCAATCACATCCGCATTCAGAACAGAAGCTAGTGCCTTAAGTGGTAACAGTGATCCAACAGCACAGCAAAAAAGAGGCAAAAGTTTCAAAGGAATGATATGCCCTTTCGAACTAGGGGCGAGCCACTTGTCAAAAATTGCATACGTGACTCTTTGAGCCCTGCCTGAACATGTCAGTCCCTCGTATTCTGCGAGACGGTTAATTTCGTCAACAATCTGTTCCCTGGACATTGAAGACTGCTTTACCGCCTCTTTCATGGCAACCTTTAGCCTGTTTGTGGGGTCAAGATGTGTGCTTTCCCATAGTGAAAGCTGGATAGCAATTTGGCTGGTTTTATTCTTCTTTCTGATATTGATAGGATCCATGATTCTGTGGTATGCGTTGAGTGTCACTTTGTTGTCTTGAATATTAAGCAAAAAGTTTGATGGAGTCAAGTAAAAAATATAGCCACCACGCAAAATGTGTATATATGGCAATAAAATGCTTGATTGCCAGAAATGTAGCTTGCAGTCCATATTATTTCAGTCGATAATTCTAAAACATAATGACATATGGCATCTGACAGCTCTCTAAATAACCATGACGATAAGTCATTCATCAATTTTGATGAAGTGCTTAAGAGGCTTATGTTGGCTACTCAAGCGCCAAACCAAACCGAGTTAGCCAGGATGTTCGGCCTTGGCCCTCAAGCTATTACTAGTGCACGGGCCCGTGGACGAGTGCCAAGTAAGTGGATTATTTTAGCGGCTGTTAAATATGACATCTCAGCTGATTGGTTGCTTTTTGGTATTGGACCCATGAAGCTCCAGCAGAAGCCGCGTTCCCCCTCGAACGGTGAAGCCGACTCGAGCTGCCCATCCCTCTCTTCATGCGTCAATGTTGATTTGTTGACCGCAATAATTGAAGCAGTAGAAGAAGGATTGGATGAATTATGCATACGGCTTCCTCCAGTGAAAAAAGCCGAATTGATATCACTGTTGTACGATTATTTCTCTAAATCCGATGAAGATGTTCAGACTGAAGTTATTCATAGATATCTGCGATTAGTAAAATAGGGGGGCCTTATGGATGCTGAAAGTGATGTCAAAAGGAAAGTTTTTGAGATTCTGAATAATGCCGATTACCGTGGTCGATCAAGAAAAGTTGAACAACAAATATCAGGTAGAAACAACGTCGGAATTATCGGAGATATATTTATAAAGATCAATGGAAGCTCGTCTATTCCCAGGGCATTCTTTTTTTGTTCTTCAAAGAAAAGATATATCTCGAACGAGCAACTGAGATATCTTAAGAGACTTGTTGACGAAATATATGATGTTGGTTCATCCCTGGAAGATTCATTTAGCCGGGCCCGTATCTGGACACACCTAAAAAAAAATGCATGTGAAATCATGCCGGCACATACGCGCGCAGGATTTTCCTGATGCCGTGAAAATATTAAAAAGGTTGCATACGCGTCTCGATTTGGCCAGTCAAATCTATTGCTCCGCCAAGAGATGCGGGAAACTTGAAAGGTTGCAATCTTATTTGAGCGAGTATTATCAGGCACGAAGCCTCGATGGCTTGACATTATCTGAGCTAAGAGATGTTTCGAGGGCTTTAATATATTGGAAACTAGGTAGATCATGAGGAGGGGAAATTATGGATCAGTATTATAATCTCATTATAGGACTCATTGCTATTTTTGCTGTATTTTTTATTTTGCGGATATTCAATTTCGCATTCGGTCGAAAAAAATTTTGCCCCAATTGCGGTTATATAGGACGTCCGAGGACTCACACGAAGGGAAGTATCATTCTCGAAATTTTCCTTTGGCTTTTTATTATCCCTGGCATTATTTATTCACTTTGGCGGCTTACGTCACGATACCGCGCTTGTCCTGTGTGTGGCCATCGTAACATGATACCACTTGATTCTCCCCGCGCTAAAAAGACCCTGGAATCAAAATAGTTCATTTATCACTATAGGGGGCATTTATGCCCCCAAGTTTAGTATAACTAAACTTTTATATAAATTCCCCCTCGTATTTCACTTCCGAAACTAGATTATCATTTCTTACCTTTCTTCCTATCTTAAGTTACCGTAATAATACGGTTTTCACCTTGAAGCTCACCTTATCTGCTAAGTTCCGAAATAGTTCCGAAACTATGTGGCATTTCGGAAGTATCCTATCAATTCCACCTTATACTCAAATCCTTGATTACTCTATACTTTTTATTGTTCGCTCTCATCACAACGACTCTTTTTCATCTCGCATTTTGGTGCAATTAATTTCTTATTTGTCTCATACAAGTGCAATTCTTGACATCGAACAAATCAACTCCAATCCCTCCTTTTCTTAATATTATCGGCAACATCCGAGCAAAACCATAAAACTGCACTTTCT